GGACGGGATCTTCATATGGCCTAGAGAGTTCCGTACTGATAATAAGTCCTTTGGGTTTAACCGAGCGGTACTGGAGAGGCTCAAGGCAGAGTATGAAGACACTGTTCAGTTTTACGCGCAGTACTATAACGATCCTAATGACTCAGATTCTGAGCGCATCAGTCGTAATAAGTTCCAGTACTATGACCTAAAGCACTTGGTGCAGCTAGGGGGAAAGTGGTGCTTCAAGGAGGAGCCCCTGAATATATATGCAGGTATTGACTTTGCGTTCAGCCTGTCTAAGAAAGCTGACTTTACGGCAATAGTGGTTATTGGGATAACCTCTGCAGGAGACACATACGTACTGGACATCGACCGTTTCAGGACAGACAAGATCAACACGTACTTTGAGCGTATCATAGAGGCCCACTCCAAGTGGGGGTTCAGGAAGCTACGTACCGAGACTACAGTTGCACAGGCTATCATTGCCAGGGATCTACGGGAGAGACTGAAGGAGGAGGGCCTACCTCTGGCTATTGACGAGCACAAGCCTAACAGGTACCAGGGGTCTAAAGAGGAACGTATAGCAGCGGCGCTGGAGCCACGCTATGATAATATGGTGATGTGGCACTTTCGTGGGGGATACACTTCCATGTTAGAGGAGGAGCTGGTCTTGGCCCGCCCTCCCCATGATGATATTAAGGATTGCCTGGCTTCAGTAGTAGAGATAGCGGTTAAGCCTAGGGCCCGCTCTTCAGGAGCAAGGAAGACAAACGTGATTGAATTTAATTCTAGGTTTGGGGGTATAGCACATTGACTGGTAAGGTTGCAGAACTAAGAGAACTACTAGCCCCGGCAGGCATGGCTGACGCAATAGCGGAGCTGTGGCAGAACTGGACATCTCAGCGACAACTGTGGATTGAGGAGCAGAAAGAGAAGAGGAACTTTCTGTTTGCTACAGATACTACTAAGACTTCTAACAGTACACTGCCCTGGAAGAACAGTACTACTACTCCCAAGCTGACACAGATTAGGGACAACTTACATGCTAACTACATGTCGGCACTATTCCCTAATGACCAGTGGCTGCGCTGGGAGGGGTACACCCAGGACGACGAGGAGCAGAAGAAGCGTGCAGCTATTGAAGCTTATATGTCTAACAAGGCAAGGGAGTCTAACTTCCGTACTACTATCTCACAGCTCCTTCTTGATTATATTGACAGTGGAAATGCCTTCGCAGATGTAGTATTCGTCAATGAAACTCGTGAGGACGCGGAGACGGGAGAGACTATTCCTGGCTACATCGGCCCTAAAGTAATCCGTATATCACATATGGATTTAGTATTTAACCCCCTTGCCCCTGACTTTGCATCTTCCCCCAAGATTACCAGAAGTATCAAGACTATGGGGGAGCTAGAGCTAGAGTCGAAGCAAGAGCCAGATAACGCGGACCTCGCTAGAGCTGTTGACAAGCATGGTAAGATTTCTCGCCTAGCAGGTACGTACAGTGTTGATGACTTCCACAAGGCAACGGGCTACGCTATTGATGGATTTGGAAACCTGCAGAGTTACTACCAGTCCAATTATGTAGAGATACTAGAACTCACTGGGGATGTTATAGACCCTGATACTGGCCTGATGTTAGAGAACCACATCATAACCATTATGGATCGTACTGATGTTATACGCAAGAAGCCTATACCCAGCTGGTTGGGAAAGGGTAGTAAGGCGCACGTAGGCTGGCGCTTACGACCTGACAACCTGTACGCTATGGGTCCACTGGATAACCTAGTAGGTATGCAGTACCGTATTGACCACTTAGAGAACATGAAAGCTGACGCTATGGACCTAGCTGTATTCCCTCCTCTAAAGAGCTTTGGGGAAGTGCAGGAGTTTGACTGGGAGCCCGGCGCTGAGATACATATTACGGAGGAGGGTGGAGATGTTCAGGAGATGGGTAAGAACCTCAACGGAGTTATCATTGCGGACAGCCAGATCTCTTTACTAGAGCAGAAGATGGAAGAATTCGCAGGGGCACCCAAACAGGCTATGGGTATCCGAACACCCGGAGAGAAGACTGCCTTTGAGGTGCAGCAACTGCAGAATGCTGCTGGTCGTATCTTCCAGGAGAAGATCACTAACTTCGAGATCAACTTGCTGGAGCCTATCTTAAACTCTATGCTAGAGGTGGCACGTAGAAACATGGATGTAGTTGATGTAGCTAGAGTTATGGATGACGACCTAGGGGTAGCAACATTCTTAGAGATCACCAAGGAAGACATAACGGCACGCGGAAAGCTACGCCCCATTGGTGCCAGGCACTTCGCGGCGCAGTCACAGCTGATACAGAACCTGACTGGGCTGCTTGGTGGTCCTTTGGGAGAGAAGGTAGCACCGCACATAAGTGGTATACAGTTGGCTAGGTTGGTAGAAGATACCCTAGGCCTAGATAGATTTGATCTAATACAACCTAACATTGCCGTGTTCGAGCAGGCAGATACTCAGCGTATAGTCAACCAGATACAAGAGGATCTTGAAGTAGAGCAGGCTACACCAATAGAGGGGGAGGAGCCAATTGCCTAGTATTAGATGGACTAAGGGTATGTCCGATAAGGACAGGGCCGAGATGAAAGCCAACATACTAGCAGCTAAACCTGCTATGCACAGGCTGATAACGCTACTTGAATCGGACTTATCGGGAGCCAAGAGGGAGTCTAAGTCTAAGGACAAATACTCTCTAGCATCATGGCCTTACCTACAAGCTGATCTGATAGGAACACAGAGAGCACTAGAAAGGGTAATAGAGTTGATAAAAAACGCTTGACAGTACCCCTGACTTGTGTTATAATACTAAACCATAACTAACGGAGTTTATCATGTCTGACCCGACTGATACAATCTTTACACCGGCGGCTACGGCTGCCCCCACTGAGCCTGTACCCACAGCTCTGCCTCCTGCTGTCGAGGTTCCTGCACAGCCCCCCGTAACAGATAACCCCTACGCAGACCTGCTAGGTGGTATAAAGACTGATGACGGACGCATGAAGTACGCTACTGTATCTGATGCACTCACTGCAATTCCCCATGCACAAGGTCACATCTCAACGCTGGAAGCGGAGCTGACCAAAGTGAAGGAAGAGTTGTCTAAGAGAGTATCTGTAGAGGAGTCACTTCAGCAACTTGCTAACAAACCAGAGACAACGGAGACTACCCCTCCAGTAGGCCTTGGGGAGCAAGAGATCGCTAAACTGTTTGACCAACGACTACAAGCTAGGGATGCCCAGCATGTGGCCGAGGCTAATCAGAAGAGCGTCGCTAATACCTTACGAGAGAGCTTCGGTGATAAGGCCGAGGAGGCGTATACTATCAAAGCTGCAGAGCTTGGTGTAGACGTAGCCTTCCTCAATACCCTCGCTGCCAAGTCTCCTACATTGGTATTAGAATACTTTAGCAAAGCAAAGGGATCTGCTCCTCAACCAACAACAGGAAGTATTAGTACAGCAGCTCTAGGGACAACTAGCACAGAAGTCCTGAAGAAGCAGATAATGTTTGGCGCTGATTCTGGCGACCTCGTATCTGAATGGAACCGCTGTAGACCTATAGAATAAAGCCTAACTGGAGAAAACCTCATGGCTATCACAAGTACGTCGAATACCAGCTTCATTGAAGCTGCACAGTTTTCGCAGTTCATTCTGGAAAACTTACACGATGGGCTCCTGCCCACTAGCTTCTACCGTAATGTATCTGACTTCGGTTCTGGTACTACCCTTAACATCAAGACTGTCGGTAGTGTATCTATCCAAGATGTGGAAGAGAATACTCCACTCATCTATAACCCAATTGATAGTGGTAATGTAACCCTTACTATTAATAACTACAAAGGAGATGCTTGGTACATAACTGACGTAATGCGTCAGGATGGTGCCCAGATAGAATCTCTGTTGGCCGCACGGGCACAGGAAGCTACTCGTGCTTTGCAGGAGGATTTCGAGACTCGCTTCTTGGCAACCTGTAACGCAGCGCAGACCCCTGCCGCTGTTAACAACGTCAATGGGTTCTCTCACCGCTTCCTGGCTTCTGGTGGCAATGAGCAGATGGTTGAGAACGACCTGATTGACATGGGTACAGCCTTTAGTAAGGCTAACGTGCCTCTGGCTGGCCGTATCGCTATTGTTGATCCTATCGTAGCTGCTACGTTTAGTAAGTTGATTACTATTACTAGCGCGGTTGACCACTCTCGTAATCCTGTATTCCAGAGTCTTCTGGAGAAAGGCTTTGAGATGGGACACCAGTTCGTAATGGACCTGCATGGCTGGTCAATCTGGACTTCGAATCGCCTGCCTGAGATCGCAGCTGGTACTAGCATTGATGGCACTGCCACCGTAACAGCAGCGGGTGTAGCCAACGTCTTCATGTCCATCCTTGACGACGGTACTAAGCCTATCATGTTTGCCCAGCGTCAGCCGGTCAAAGTAGAGGGTGAACGTAACAAAGATCGTCAGCGTGATGAATTTGTTACTACTGCTCGTGACGGTCTGGGCGCACAGCGCGTAGATAGTCTGGGTATCATTGTAAGTGACGCTGTAGCAACAGCCTAAGAGGAGAGTTAAGCATGGCTAAAGAAGATAGTGCGGGCTTAGGAGTTAATAACTTCTACGGTACCCGCAACGCAACTGAGGGTTGGGTTGGTACTGCAAAGACAGAGGGCATTCTTGAGCAGCTCACCTTTGTAATTACTGGCGACAACTTTAATGGTACTACTATTGATGCAGTTCTGGAAGGTGTCCTTCCTGCAGGATCTTTGGTACTCGATGTGTTTACTGAGATTGACGACGCTTTTACTATTGGTAATGCTGACAACATCTTAGAAATCGGTACTGCTGGTTCTGTAGCGACCAACGGCGTAGAGCTAAGCGCAAACCTAGACGCTGTAGGGCTGTATGATGACATCCCCCCTGGTACTATCAATGGTACTTGGGCTAACCAGCTCGTCGCTGAGACAGCAGTTAGTGTTATTGTATCAGGTACAACTGCTGCAATCTCTGCAGGTAGTGCTAAGATCGTAATCACTTACGTTAATATGTAAGTTGGTTCTGCCCCTCCCGACTTACCTTGTACGTTAGAGGGGGCATACAACCACCCCTCCCCTCCGGGGGAG